CCCCAAAGAGAGTGGTAGGGATAAAAAGCGTTTAATTACAGTAAAATAAAATCGCTTGATGGAATATTAACTTTATTATGGCAAGAAAAATTTTACCTTTCAAAAATCAATGATCTAATAACTTTTCAATGAGATACGCATTTCCCATCATGGACAAATGCGGACAAATGCAGACATTTGATTGCCCCAAATCATGACCCAAAGCCCACTTTGTCCCAAATTCTGCCCCAAAATCCCCAGCATCAGGCTCTAGCAGTAAGTTTCCCCGCGACTTTCGGATCATTTGGTTATGCCCACTTTTTAAACTGAATGATAAGCATGAACAAAAAGATAAATACTGTTAAAATCTTCGAAATTTCAGATCATTCCCACTTGACATATTTCACATACAACTTAAACGAAACCTAAACAGATGAATAATAATAGCGACGGATTTGATTCTTTTCTGCGTAGCCATTGGCTGACAAGACTGGCTGGCATCGTTTCGGTGGCATCCATCGCTACCGGGTTCACTAAATGGCCGGATATTATGTTCGTGTCAGCATGCGTTATGATTGTGTTGTGGCTTCATGCCGAATACCAATGGACATGGCCTAAGGTTAAGGACCTTCTTTTCAGGAAAAAGTAGGCCTCCATGCCTACGGCTCCCATAAGGTTAGAGAAGAGAAATACCCCGCAATGCGCAGCGGGTTTTGGCATTAGCATAGACTGTCTGAAGATCCGCGAGCGATGTTGGTCCATCCCGATACAGGCACTCGACTACCTCCAGCTGTTTTGAAAAACCATTGGTGTTGTATGCCGTGTTTCCGGGACCAACTTTTGCCGCTGTTGCCGGGGTTTTAACAGAATCTGTCAGGTTCACCTGCGCGGATGCACCGCCTACCATTGATATCAGGTTGTTTCCGTTTCTGCTGAACGCGAGGAAAATATACTGCCCAGCTGTAAGTCCAGCCGGTACAGGAATTTCAGTAGTCACTGATGCCCCCTGCGCATTGCGCACAAGATGAAGCATCACACTGGTACCGCTCATATAGATACACTCCCCTTGTGTTCCTGTATTTACCCCGAGAAGGATCTGCGTTGCAGCGCCGGTATACTGAATGACAGCGGTCAGTGTCATGCTGTTTGAGTCATTATATTCAGTACTGAGACCGTTAAAACCTGTCGCCACCGCAGGAAGAACCAGCGATGAGTTTTTATAAGTTGGCAAAGCACCAGCCGAAGGCGTCATCACATGTCCACCTGACAGTGAGGTGAGGCTATCGGCACTTCCACCAAACATCCAGTTTACAAAACCAGACTCCGGAGTAAATTCCGGGTTAATAAGTCTGCGCACCGAGCTTTCATCGACATACGATGGGTTATCGAAGGGCACATCAAACGAAAGGCGGGTAAATAAATAGCTCATAAAATGGCCTCTTTCCTGAAAATAGTTAGGTAGTTACGCAACTCATAGGGATTCCCGTTTTTATCGCGGAGATCGGATTCGTAATCGTCAGAATCACAGACATTGCCACGACATCCGGCGGTATATCCGGCAGGCCAGTTTGGATAGATACCTCCTCCACTATCTGCCCCTCGGTTTTCCGGCGTGAATGCATAAGCCAGATAAATTTTATCAGCCGCATTAAACGGAACCGAAGGAACAATCTTAATACGTGAGCCACTTACGATTGTGACCGATGAGATAGCCAGGCGTGTTAGCGTCCCGGCACTGTTTTCTGCCCACAGTTCGAAGCCTTGCATCCCATCTGTCGCAGCAGTTACACGATCGGTACTGAACTGAACCGGGCCAACCGGGACGTGGAGATCAAGAAGAACAGACGCATTTCCAACGCGGGAGACTTTCGTCGGGTATAACGGTAACCACGGCTTTTTGTTCTCGTAGTAATACTTCTGGGCCTTCGAGAAGAAAATATCCCTGTGACGATAGCCGTCATTCGTGAGGTGTAGCCCATCGGCATAGTCGAAAATATACATCGGCGTCGTGAGTTGGATCAGCGGGTTACTGATTGCCTCATCCAGTTGAGCCAGTGGTATTTCATAGCTGGGATATGTTGTCCCGTCATAACGGCCATGTGTCGCCATCTGATACGTGAACATGACCACATCATGATTCAAGCCAGAAATTTCTTTTACATGGGCATTGGTCGTGCTTTGCATTTCTTTCGACTTCTGCCGGTAGTAGGCATACCCGGTTCCCTGAGAAGCATCGGTTTCGCCATGCTGGAAATTAAACCAGAGCATGCCGTACTGGAGGCCTCTGGCATCAGCCAGGTCTTTTGCCTTCTGGATTGTGTTGATGAACTGGGTGTAGACCACCGTTCCTGGCTCCAGTCCTGAGAATGGCGTACCACCAAGCCCGGACGCGGCAAGCAGAAACTCGCTACTGGAGGCATCGATCACTTTAGTCTGAAAGTCGTGGACCTGGCTTTGCATATACTGGCTGGACGTCGGATCTTCAAGGTTAACCAGTGACGCTGGATTTTTATTGTAGGTCAATACTCCGGTATCAAAGCGCAATGTATTCACTGTAGGGGTGGAAAGTCCCGGCGTTCCCTGCGAGTAGATACTCAGACTTTGGCCGTAACTACGAGCGTCCATGAATTCAGGAATAAACGTCGGATACACAATTGATGACTGTTCAGTCCCAACAGCTTTACCAAATACATAATAAAGCCCGGAAGACAGATCCAGATACTTAACAATGCGGCCTGATTTATCGACCAGTTCGATAATAATGGTAGGATTGCTGTCATTCATTACCCATGTTTCAGAGCCTAATTCCGAAACCGTTTTGTTATCCGCCAGTGGTTTTCCATAAGCTACTATTTTTTGTGCGCTATGGTTTGCGTAAATAACCTCTCTTCCTGAAGCATCAGCCATTATTGTAGTTTTTTCAGAGATACTACTGTTATCAACCCACTGCGATTCGCTGCCCAGAGTAACATCCACCCTGAAATCATCATTTATTTGAACCGCCTGTTGTGATGGCATCGCTCTGCCAGTTGGTTCAATTGTCCCTGCGTTGTTAATGTACTCATTAGCCAGAGCGCTACCACTAATGCTACGTACATAAGTTGCAGACCCTTCGGGAATATTGGCAACGTCCGCCTGCGCGTCTTCTTCGGACATATACTGACGACTGAGGGGGATAAGGTTCTGTCGGGTTTCTTCAACAACTCTGGAAGCATCGGCAGAAACTTTTTCAAGATTCTCGTCTGCATCTTTTTCCATCCCTGCCATTGTTTTCCGTACAATCCCTGTACGCGTTGTTAACGTGTCTTCATCGCTACCTACGAATTCGTCAACAGACAACATGTTATCCCATGCGTTTGGCATGGATGCAGACGGTACTGGATCACCGGTATTATATTTATTCATGGTCGCCCCAATAAAAAACCGACCATAAGGCCGGTTTGCTTGCTGGTAATTTAGTGACTTAATTCTTGCTATTTATTTTTGAATATTCTTTATCATCGTAAAATAGCCCGTCTGCCTTGTTATAAAACATCCCTTGCTGGCAAAATACACTTTCAGGATATTCGATAAGTTCTGCACCATCATATTCATAACCGCTTTCCGCAATTATGATGTTTTTAACTATTCCACTTTCAATGACTGCGTAATTACCTGCCATTATGCGTACTCCTCAATGATGACATAGCCGTTAGCGCCCTTCCCTGATGCCCTGGCGATTGAGTCATATGATGCGCCAGCACCACCTCCACCAGGGAAAAATCCATCATCACCGGATGAACTAACGTGTGGAAGGCCACCATAACTACTGTGCGATGCGCCACCTACACCACCCAGGCTTACACCTGTTCCTCCCTGTCCTCCCTGACCAGCCACTGAGAATATTGTCCCAACAGATGGAGCTCCCGGAATTCCACCAGCAGAATTACCAGCAGAGTTTCCGCCCTTACCACCACCAGCTGAGATACCCAGCGCGGTAATGGTAGTGTCTCCCCCATCACCGCCATTTCCTGCACTCCCTGCAGCAACTGCCGCACCACCAGCGCCAATAACGATATTCGCCCCATTAATGGTGCTTACGTCATATAATCCCTCAACGTATGCACCACCCGCCCCACTAGGCGCACCAGTCCCTGCGACGTCTGTCCCCTTACCCCCGCCGCCTGCCCCCCATGCTTTAATCCTTACTTGCTTAGTTCCAGCAGTCTTAGTCCAAGATCCACTGGCGGTAAAAACCTGAATACGAAGTAATCGCCCTTCGGCCTGATTATTCAGCGCTGACTTAAGGATATTTAGCAACAAAGCGGTATCACCATTATCCAGAACATCACTCCCTGTACTGTCTGCCATAAACTGTGCCAGGACAGCAGCAATCGTTGATGATTGTCTAATTGCTTTGTTTACTTGTGCCGATGAGGCTTTGCCAGAAAGAAAACCAGATGCCAGAGCCGAAAGAGCCTCATAATCAGCCTGAGACATCACATTTGCACCATTGCCAATTGCAAAGGCTTTAAAATCATTTATGGCCATTAAAATTTTTCTCCCCATGAGCCTTGATCAAATCCGGCGATATATTCGTTATCAATATCGAACCCAAAAAACTGATAACCATCACTTGTTGTCTCTATTTCTTTTACTCTCACTCCGGCAGCTTTGATGGTCATATAACCGCCCTGAATCGCCCACCAGAGTTCGCTGTTAACCTGGTCAAGTGGATTTGTGTCATACCGTGAGGGAACATAACCAGGTGGCAACTTGATAAACGGACCTCTATTCACTGCACTGTCCAGAATAAGCCTGTCCGTCTCGTTCATGACCGCTGCCGGGTCACCGAGTATCCAGATAGAAATTGACATATCCTGGTTATCAATAATCGCCATACGTATGCCGGAGCCTGCCAGCGCAGAGTCGAGAATAGGTGGTAATGTGTCGTTCTGACCGTTCCAGTGATTGATAGCTATTTTGATCTTCAGCACCAGACGATAAACTTCATCACTCAGGTCAAGAAAACCGTCATCAGGGTCATATGGCCCCTGCCAGACACCCTGATCCCACCCAAGCTTTTCAGTATCCCAGGAAAAATAAACGCCAGAGATGGGAGTGTTAACCCTTCGCTTTCGTCCTATCCATTCGCCAAGAATATCCAGTTGCTTACCAACTGCCGTATCAATATCAAAGTCCGATATCATTCCTGTCATCGTCTGGGATATATCAATTAGTGGCTGCGTGGTGAGATCTACATGAGCAAAGAATTTTGGCTTTCCCGCGTGATAGTTTGATATCCGGTCAGTGTATTTGCTCATGGTGTCACTTCCAGATGAATATTCTCGATACTACAGGAGGCTGAATGGTCAAAGGCAATCACAACGTTAGCAGCAGCAACCGTATCAGCAGACGTCCCGATCAGCAGCTCTGTAATGTCGTAATAACGAGAGTTACCTCCACTGACTACTCCCAGATTCGCTGGGGAATAGACACGGCTTATCACTACATTCGCGCCTATCGACAGGGAGTTGATATAAGCCGCTACAGCAGCTTTTATTTCATTCCCTACCTGAGAGGTATACCCGGTTAGAGGTTCGATCGTGATGCTGACAAAAATAGGCACATCAACCGGGCGCGAGAATCCGACCGGGTGAGGACTGCCGTACATGTCCGGCACAGAAATGATTGTGCTGCCGTATGGCGTCGTTCCCTGGTCTTTTACGCCACGAATCGTGTTTGCAATCTCCGTAGCGTCTCCACCTTCAACAATTGCGGCTATTGAGTGCGGCGGTAGGCCATTGGCGTCAGGCACGTCCTGATCGTTCTCATACAATTTGTGACGAGTGACGCCTTTAATATTCGCAATTGCACCATCAACTGCTTCAAACGGCGTGATAGAGGCCAGGGCAACGCTTTGTGACTGCCTGATGCGAAGCTCTGAATCTTTCTCCGCAGCCGTGCCAACAGTAGCGGCCTGTGGGTTATTTGCCGATGACCAGCCCCGCGTAGGCGTGTTGATTTTGTTCACCGTTCCCGCCAGTGCGGCGACAGCACCAGTGTTTGCACAGGTGGCGGTAGCAACAATCGTCCCATCAATGCCGATTGATACTGTTTCGGGAAGATTCCAGACAACCCCGTTTGCATCCTTCACAGAGCCATTAGTGATTGTGGCTCCAGCCGTGCCGGTTAATAGCAAGTCAACCGTTGAGTTCGTCGCCTCGTGCCGCTCGATGCCGTTAATTTTTACGTTGCTGGACAGTCCCACGCCGATCCCGGTTGATGGTGAGAAACTGTTATATACCTGAATAGCCGTGTTGTTGGCGTCATGTATTGCCAACGCCAACAGCGCGATTAGCTGACCATCTTTACTATCCGGATCGATATAAGCATCACTGCCGTAAATCTGCTGAAAATATCCCGTCACAGTAGACAGGATGGTTTGATAGTCAGGCGCACTTATCCCCTCAGCGGTTACCGTTGCCGATAAGCCGAGTGATTCAAGGTCCAGAGCCATTACGCCTCCGAGGTTACTGTCGTTGTCCCGTAGATGGTTTCCACCGTTGCTGTGAATGTTACGCGCCGTGTGCGGCTGTCAACGGTAGTATTAAAGTCGGTGATGGATTTCACCCCGCGCGTTTCAAGAATGCGTTTTCGAATAGCGAGGTTATAGGTTTCTGGCTTGTGCTTACCCAGGACGGATTGTATCCAGGGTGTTCCTTCTGTCGTATCGAGGAACCATTCGCCGTACCAGAGCAGGAAGCGCGTTTTAATGGCCTGCGCGACGGCCTCCGGAGAGTTAACCAGCCAGGTATCATCACCCTGACCAAACGTATAATCCCCGCCATCATCTTCTCGACGGTAGCGCATGTTATCCCCCAAGCGGATCTGTATTACTCCCACCAGATTCAACGCCGCCGTGCGTGTGCTTATCGACAATGGAACCATCCACCAACTGCAGGCGACCATCCGCGAGGATTTTCAGTCCATTCAGATTGAATCCACCTGGCGCGGTACCGTTGATTTCACCACTCGAAGGATTAAGGCTCAGCTTTGTACCGCCATCATCGCTACGCAGTTCTACCGAGCTGGTACTGATGCCACTAATTTTTTTTGCCTGTGACTGTGGCCCGACAATGCAGAACGCATCAGATAGATCGTGCATCCTGCCGTCTACCGGCTCCTGAATGCCGCCGCTTTGCCACCAGAAATCGATACAGCGGTCACCAAAAATCACCAGACATTCATCCCCCTCTTTGATTGGGAATGTCAGCGTACAGCCGCCCCCACGAGGGAAAATCACCGGAACATCGGTAAGCAGTGGGTAATCCTGTGTTTCAGTAGCGCCATCGTTATCACGCTCTACGTAGCGGATCGCCGGCTGCACAACTGCGGTGACTGATTCAGGATCAAATGACTGAATAATGCCGGGTAGCGCGACGCGGATTTGTTCCTTTAAAACTTTCCGTTCTGACTCGAAAGTTTCATCAAGGGATCCGCTGCGTGTTTGGTTTGAAGAAGGCATTCATAAACTCCAGATATGAAAAAACCCGCCTAAGCGGGTCATTTTATGAATAGGATAATTGAATTTATTGCTTATGCCACAGCCGCTTGCTTTTCTGCAACAGATTCATCATTCATCTCTAAGCTGCGGTAATATTGGAGAGCCGCAGGATTTGCAACATATTCAACCTTCCCATGATGTTCTTCAACGCACTTAATAATTTTATCCAAATCAGTTTTAAAGAACTCTTTACGAAGATTAACTTTATTCAGCCTTTCTCCATTTAGTTTATTATGAAGCGTTGATTCTAGTGCGGGTGCATCATCGCAACTAATCATTGCATGAACATCAAATTCAAATGGAACGCTTGCACCACTTAACTCACTAATACGGTCTAGAGGTTCAAGGCGACGAGTCATACCAATTTTATAGACATTCTCACCAAATGAACCGATGTTAGAAATGACATAAACATGTCCCTGCTTAGTCATTTGCGCCATAGATTTTGCTCGCTCATACTGTTTATGAACATCTTCAATTTCCTGCTCTAACTGGCGGCGAGTTTCTTCCAGCTCAAGGCGATGTTCTTCATCTGCCGCAAGAAGTGCTTCTTCTACTGCCTTTCTTCTTGCCTCAAGTTCCTGTTCTTTGGCCTCAGCTTCCTGCTGCTGTTTCTCAAGCTCTTCAGCTCTTTGACGCTCTTCTCGCATTTGACGTTTCAACTCATTCTGTGCCTCACGCTCATCTTGAGCTTCCTGTAGGGCCAAAACTTTGTCCCTGAATTCTTTTTCAACTGAATTCCAGTCGGAATTATCAACAAGCTCGAAGAAGTCATATTTCGCGATAAGAGTCTGATAAATTGCTTTTTCTTTTTTGATATCTTCGAGTTTTTTCTCAAAATTTTTCAAAGTTACAGAAGAGAGAAGCGTTTTCCTTTTATAACGATAGGTATCATCAAGAACTTTTTGTATTTCATACTGTGCTGTCTGATGCTCAGATAGAAAACTCTTTTCGAAATTGAATGCGTAATCAACTGCTCTTGCGAGGATCTCTTTGCTCTTAGCCCTATTTTTCTCGATAGTATCTCTAAGTTCATTTTTTAAGGTCTCGTGTTCAAGCTCACGAATTATTTCGTGTTTCCTGAACTTTTCTATAGTCTCTTCCTTTTCTTCTCGTTCTTCATTAAGTGAACGTCGATGATTACTTTCTAAAATTTCAATTTTGCTTGTGTAAGTCTTTTTGTAATATTTTGATGTGAAATACCAGGCGAACAATGCACCTAATCCCAAAACAATCAAAATCGCGTACAGCGCTTCCATTGAAGATTACTCCTTGTATTGGTTGTAGTTACGGACACAAAATATACCACAACCAATCAGCGGATAGTAACCTATTGAAAATGAATGTGATTAATTATCCACTTTTTTGCAGGGATAAGAACCAATGATTTTCGGTGCATTCATGTTGTTCTGCAGCAGTTGAACGTTCAAAAAACGCTTATCGCTACCAGGGCGGTGAATGTACTGGAACCCATAATTGTTACCATCTTTGGCGGGCATCAGGCCCATGTCCACACGCATCCCATCTCCATTCCCCAGAGTCTTAATTTTCTGGGAAGTTACAGTTTCTCCGTTAATCTTGAACAAAGAATCTGGGATAGCCTCCATTCGGAAACCACCACACTGCATTGTAATGGTGCCAGCAGAAGCCCCAAATGAAGCCACTGCCAACAACGAGAGTATCCACGATCTCATTTGCTATAACCCCCTCTGCAAAGCCGAACCGGATGCAATATCATGTGCGCCACGCGCTTCACACATCATATCCATGTACCACGCCTGGCCCCTTGTGTCGCCAGTGTACATAATGCCGCGCACAATATAAACGCCGTCCGTGGCAATGCTGGCAGGCTGCGAGGTGGTTCCGGTTATTGAGATGTTCCCGTTATTGTCCTGATCGGTAATGCGTCCACCAGCCATAGCGATATCATTATTCGCCAGCGCGGTACGGTAGACAGACGCCTGATCCAGCTCAATCAGGCCATTAACGCGAATATTCGGGTTAATCAGAGCGCGTACGTTCACCCCGTTGCCGATCGTTTGCTGAGGCATGCCGATTAGCCCGGTTGCGCTGTTCAACACAATAGCTTCGTGTACATACTCATTTTTTGCCACCATCTGGCGCTGACCATCAACGAATTGCCAGGTTGCGCCGCATTGCCTTGCGACGTTATCCATCAGGTCTCGCGTCATACCAAATAGCACGCGCCCGCGCGGGAAGACGGTAGCAGGCATTGGCGGGGTGACGCCCTCAGTCGCGCCCTTCGCCTCGAAGTCCTTCATCAAAGCGCGGTTCATATCGGCAACGGTATATCCTGCCGCCAGCGTCTGCACCGTGATGGAAGAGGTAAACGCCAGATCGGTATCTGCGGCCTGAATCAGTACGAACGAATCAACCGGGTTATCTTTGCCTGTGATGGTGTAGCGAATATCGCCTGTAAACAGCAATCCCCAGTTACGACCGTCAGACTGCCCCACCTGAGAAGCATCGACCTCACGAACGCGGCCTACGTCGCTGGCGTCAACATCGGCGGCAATACCATCATAACCAGCGATTACGCGAATAGTGGCAAATTCACTACCGGTGATCCGGTTCACCGTGTCCGCAGACAGATTATAAATTTTAAACGTCCCGGTTCGTGTAGCGCTGCTGATGTTGAACCAGTCGATTGTGAAAGTAACCTTGAAGTCTCCCAGGTCTATTCCCTTCCCGTTTTCGTCCAGTAGCTGCAGTTCGAAATGACGCATCCAGTTTTGAGACATAATTACTCCGTTATTGCCAGCAGGTGGCTGGCGGTACCGAGATCTGTTTGGGTTGGGTAATCCTGGTTCGCATCGTCGCAAACCACGGCGAGTTTGAAACCGAACCCGAGATAGGAATACTGAGCCAGCAAGTCAGCACCAGTCACAAGGGGGATACCTTTAACCACCTGGTTACCGCTGCTATTGGCAATATCCAGCACCCAGCAAGGATCACGCCAGGTGATGCTTATCTGGTACGTAACACCCGCCAGAATGGTACTGAATTGCTGGTTATCAGCAGTGAGGGGGATTTCGTATACCTGCATCAGCCGCCTCCTATTATTGATTTGAGCCCCTGCCAGCCAGAGCTAAGCAAGGATTCGTTCTGAGGCTTTGCCGCTTTTGTGCCGGAGTTGATAACGGCTGACGTATTGGCCCCCTCTTTCATATCGGCTTTATCGGCTACCGCTATCTGCTGAGTCTGGGTGATGATCACTTCACGGAGCGTTAATACCGCCATCAGTACATTTTCTGATGTACGGTCAGTGGTGACCTCAATCGCCCTGATCAGCATGTTGCTGTATAGCCTTTTACCTGTGACGACATCAAAAGGGATCCGGCTGGACTGCAGGTCGAGTATTTGCTGATAGGTTTCTTTAGGGCTCAGGCCAAGCGTTAAGCCCAGAGAGGACGTATCAATGAAATCCAGCAGCGAACCACCACCAGCAAACCCCACTTCCATCACGACCTCTGAGGGACGTTTATAGGCATGATCTGAAACAGGAGCCCCCGTTTCGACGGGGTGCTCAGTAATTTCCAGCGTGTCGTTATGCTTCTCAGAAACTACAACGCTGGGAACAATCAGACCAATACGCCGGGACTGCTGCTGAAACAGCGTAGAAAGGATATCCATCAACCTACCCCGCTCTGGTTTTTGCGCATTACCCTGGCATTTGCATCAATCTGGCGGCGTCCGACCTCCTGACCAACTTCCATAGCGTTACCGCCGTGAATGTTATAGGTGTTGTTTTGCTGAATTGATGCGCCTGCAGCTTGATACGCTAAAGGGCTTTGCCAGTTGGCGTATCCCTCTTTACGGGCCATAGACTGCATCAGGGAAGCCATCGTATTAGGGTTATTCAGATTCAATACGGCATCAGGGGAAACGCCCATCCAGCCAGCTACCTGTTTGGCGTAAAGCTGAGGATCGTTGTTATCGCCAGCAGGAGCCCAGGTACTCACGATGTCCTGGACCGTTTGCAGCATGCGCCCCGTCGTTTTCCCGGTGAAATATCGCATCAGCTGGTTTTTCATCGCCTGCCATCCTTCCAGCGCAGAGCCAAAGGAACGGAAGCCGTTACCACCTACCGGGCGAATATTTCCAGGGTTGTTGTTGCGGTCTGCAAGCGTGTTACCTTCACCACGGAAAAATCGTCCGACGCTACGAGGGTCAAAACCAAACTTATCCTTAATCCAGTCAGCCGCTCCATTAGCGCTATCAGATACACCTGGCAGAGCATCCGGGTTATTGTTGCCCTGGCTAAGTAGTTGCTTACCAATACTGGCAGCATCGGACCATCGCCCATCCTTGATAGCGCTCAGCAGGTCACCAATCATGCTCAGCATCTTACTGAATTCGCCCATCTGGCTGATGAAGTTGCTGAAATCCCACTTCAGAGACCAGGATTTAGGGTCAATATTCAGAAGTTTTGCCAGTGCCTTACCCAGATCGACGACGGTCTGCCGGAGGTCTTTTACCATCTTCAGGGCGGCGTCTACTTCCGGCTTCCATTTCCCCCAGTCAATCAGGCTTTTGCCGCCTTCTTTCCAGGTTTTATAGTCTTCCCATAGCAAAGCGATACTGGCAGCGAACGCAGTAACAAGCCCTATAGGAGACATCCAGAACGTGCTGTTAAGGATCCGCAGCGCTACCGTTAATGCGCCAAACAGCGTGATCAGTTCCCGCGTCTGCTTATCCAGTGATTTCCACCAGTCCAGCAGATCAGAAGTCCCTTCCATCAGCCGGGAGAATAACCGGGCAATGAGGTCACCCAGCCACAATACCCCCTTGATAGCCGCGGTCAGCGTCTGCTCAATTTTCGGGAAGTTGTTGAGAATTTGACGGCGTAATTTATCCAGTGAACCAGCGAGTCCACCAGCCAGGTTAGCGCCGATTTTATCCCGTGCCATCCCTGCCATTTCGCCGAATGACCGGAGCGACGTCATGAACCGGTTAGAACTTACTGCAGCCTGATCGGCATTAAAGCCGATCGCTTTCGCCATAGCGGAATATTCGCCGGAGAACCCGCCGACACCGCGCCGCATCGCCATCAGTGTGTTTTCATCAATACCCAGCATGCTGGCGTACTGGTTAGCCCGGTAATACGGCATGCTGCTGAGCTTCTGGCCTACCCCGGTGAAGATGCTCGCCATATCGCGCATATTGCCGCTGGCGTCGCGTGTTTGCACACCCAGACGGTTAAGGAAGCCCTCCGCACCGGGATTGGTTCTGATAAACCGTGAAAGGCTCTCCAGCGAACTCATCGCCGAGTCAGCGCTGCCGCCAACCTGCGAAATGGCATAACTAACCTGTTTAAGCCCCTGCACCGTCGCGCCAGTGCGCTGGGAGGCCCAGTACAGCTTGTCAGATGCCTGGGCTATTTTTGCCGTAAAGGCGACAACAGAGAGTGCTGCCGCTTCAACGGCGAACCCGGTTTTAATGGCGTTAGATGTAACCCCCGCCAGCACTGCATTAAATTTCCGCTCGCCGCTTTCATCGACTTTGAAGCCGAGCGACACGAGAAAATCTTTAATCGTCTCAGCGTTCATTCGCCTCTCTCCATCTTGCGATCCGGTACTCGTTGTCAGCCTTCAGATCCAGCCAGTCATTCATTCTGGCGATATCCGCCAGGTCTACCGAACCATCTTTGAGCGCAGAGTAAGGGATGTACCCGGCATCTACCGGGCGCATCAGATAGTCTTCACCATCAGGCAAAGAATCCAGCGTCAGTCCGCTTTCGGGGTGGGCGTCGCGTTGTCGGGGAGTTCTGGCAAAAAATTTCCCAGGCTATCGGCGACCACCCGCGCCACCAGTTGCAGCATGCTGAACAGATCAATGTCATCAAACATCAATTCACCACTGCGGAAGACTGGCGTCCATTGTTTGCCGTTTTCACGCACCACCATAGCGAGACAGGGATGGATGATAGCGTTCGTGTCTTCTTCGGTGAGTTTTGACAGTTCGTCAGCGATACGCGGTAGCAGCGTGTTGAAAACAGGCTCCAGCTTATCCAGATTGCCGCTGTCCAGCGTGGTGGTTGTGGGTAGCATCATTTTGATAGTGGAGAAGTCAGCCATCAGTCCAGCGAGGATCGGTAATAATTTGCGGGATACCTTCAACTGTTCAAACACGCCCAGCTTATTGGCGCGGTAATTCACGCCTTTAATCTTGCATTCCATCGGTTAAAACTCCCCAAGCAGTTCATCAATTTTGCCACAGTCAAATACCCATGAGACCGTTCCGCCGACTTTAGGGTTGTTCCAGTCAGCTTGCTTCTGGAAAGCCACACTGCGTGCCGTCACGATGTCGCCACTAGCCTTGTTACGCAGCACAATCACGTTGTTACCCCACGTGGCTGAGGACTGGCTCTGTGCGTTGTACATCAGAGAAAGCTTTTTATTTATCGGTGAGGTTTTTAGATAAGTAAGCGTAATGGTTCCGCTTTTGCCACCATGCAGGCTATGCATAACTTCACCATCGGCACCAATGGTCATGGTATTTTTGGCTTCAGTCATAGCAACGACAATCCCCTCTTCGGAGTTCGCCGAGCCAGAACCAAGTTCTATCGAACCGGTAGGGCCAGAAAGCGTACCGGAGATATCAAGAAACGAATAAGCAGCCATGGTCTCTCCTTAGCGAACCACTGTGATTGCCACGCTGCCATAATGGACAGCACCAGCCAGTTTCCCGGCAACCTGAATCGGCACACCCTTACGCGCTTCACGATCGACCTGTAACTGGTCATCAACGTTTTCCGCCCAGGTGTAATAGCCTTTCGTCAGCATGTCGCCAGTGTTGAGCTGCCCCATCGGGCCCCCCGTCCATTTGCCCGGCGCAAACAGGCCGTTCTGCACGGCTTTATCGAGCACCAGCTCAATGTTCGCAATACGGGTAGTGGTCCCGGCGTCGGTCTGAGGGATTTTGGTTGTACTGGTATAGAGCGTGTTGAAGTCGGCAGTCTGTACCGCATTCTGTAGCCAGTCGAGGCCGTGACGCTCGTCGAAGAAGTCACCATTGCTCATGACGCCCTGCTCAAGAATCGCTGTATCGTTCTCGTAGTAGACGTAAACGTTACAGTTCTTCGCTTCCAGGTTATTGGCTTGCGACGTTCCCAGCGTTTCGTAGGTAATGCCAGGCTCCTGTTTAAATTTCAGGGTGATCGTCGTGTTACTGCCAGTGAAATCAACCGTGAACGCACGCGCAAAGGCAGAAAGTGCGGCATAGCGGCTACTGGTTGAATACTGAATAAACGTCCGGCTGTATTTCGCGGCTTTCAGTTTTGAGGCCAGATCCGTAGTTGTCGCCGCATCCAGGATCGTCGCTTCATCAGTGGTAATGCCAAAGATGCGGGAAACGGTAGATGCTTCAATCGCAGCGGAAACGGTGATGATATCGGCGTCATTCGGATAATCCGCTTCAGGCACTGCCAGATGCAGACCATACCAGGCGTTGTAGTCCATCAGTGCATTGACCGCTTCAAGAAGCGTTTCAACTTCGCCAGCCTCGCCAGTTTCAAGCGTTTTCACCCAGCGACCAACATACACCAGTGTCGGCTGTGGCTGCTGAGAGAACCAGATAACAGCGGCTTTATACTCTTCGCTGTCCACCCCGAAATCATCACCAATATCATCAGGAGATGAGTAAGCCCGGAGGCGTTCGGCGATCGGGATGATGGTTGAATCACCCAGGATAAGCATCGAGCCAAAATTGCGCCCCTGCGCGGCCCGTGCGGAAAGCGTCACCGTCACGTTAGTGATACGGTTAAGGGGAAGCCCTTTTTCCATTTTAGTCTCCGGTAACTATCGTGACGTTAGGGCCAACGATAGATTTAACGTTGTAAGTACGGGTGTTTTTGCGGGAAAGGGTCACGGTCACGTCGTACCGGCGCACCCACTGGTTATTGATTAATTCGGGGAGGTTTCGTATATCTCCGGCATCCACCAGCGACAAACCTGAGATTCGTCGAAACGTATCTGAGTTTTGTTCAATGAATATTCCGTCACGGAAGCGCGTAGCCATCGCAGAACCACCAGGGCCGTAGAAACAGAGCAGAACCTGAATCCCTTCCCACGACCATTGCTCGCTCTGCTCTTCGCTTACCTGGATGTTTGCTGGCATGCCAGGCCGTGAGAACGTGGAGAAGTTAAAGCCGCACCACGTTTTGCCGTTCGGCGGTATCTTTTGCTGGGGATCCGTAAAGCGCGGGTAAACCATATTTGCAGGCATCCCCGTAACCCCTCTCACCCAGCGACTTAGCTGTCGTTCCAGCTCTTCGTCGTAATCCGGTTCACTGCCAACGGGTGTAAGGTATCCGGGCTCTGTGCTGTCATTACTCAACGGGAATACCTCCGTTAAATTCGAGCAATTCGCAATGTGCCTGAACGAACCCGGCACCGTATCGGGTGTAAGGATCGACAAATGTCACACGGTAATTACGCCCGCTGTACGTCACGATGTCGGCATCAAGCTCAGGCGTTGAATTACTGGCTGGCATCCCCTGAGTGAGCCGGAATTGCGTCACGATGAGGATTGCTCCGTTGATATTCTGTCCTGCCGCCATTCGTTTGGCTTCAAGAGAGCGGTCAACCGTCACCACGCCAGAGAACGGGATAACCTGAGCGGTGTTAGTCGGATAATTATCTTCATCGACCGTTTGTACCTGCCGATGACAAACCAGCGAGGTATCCATAAAGTCCGGATCCAGCAGCACATCGGTAACATCGAGAAGTGGCATTATTTTTTCCTCACGACATACGTAATCGAACGCAGCAGGAACCCACGCGCATAAAGCGGCTTATCGCCAGGGATAGGCGGCTTTGCTGCCCTGCGGTTAGCAATCGTCTTATCAGAAAGAGGGGTAAGGCGATCGCCTGAACCGATCACCGCCTTAGATGCATCACGGGCAATCTGTCCGGCGCTTTCGAGTTCCCGCATGGCTGCATCAGTTTTGCCTTCCATGGTTGCCTCTGCTGCGGCCTTCAGGTGTGCCGTTGTTCTGGGTAAAGAGTCTTCAATACCCATATCCAGAAAAGGTCTGGGCGGTAGCGTCACTACCGCACCGTCAATTTCAATGGTTGCCCCTGTCGATTGCAGATAACCCAGCTCTGCGTTCGTCAGCGGGGCGTCTTCGCGCTTTGGGCCATCCGGAATACCCACCAGCACATCCATACCTGAAAGCTGGCGCAGAGACTCCAGAACAGACTCAGCGTTGTCTGTGGTAATCGTTAACCCGGACTTCATTACGGCGTCCCCAACTGAATAGCCCCGGCACCGAAGATCATGAGGTATTCCCAAAACTCTGAGCCATAGCGCGTGTTATTCCAGAAACCTGCATCAGGGTTAAGCGTCATGCTGGCGTCATAGCCAACAGAGACCTTGTCCACTGATTTAGATGTCTGAACGCCACTATTAGCCCCACCTGAAGCGCCCACAACAGCGCTTCGCATATCAGCCGCGTACAACGCCATGTAATGGGCGACAAACAGCTCTACTACGTAGGGGAAAATATCCTCACCAAACCGCGCCTCACTCATGAGGACGTCCGCCAGATTCAATCTGGCCTGAATCATCGGTGTCGGGTATTTATCTTCATCAGAAAACTGCGGGAAGTCGGTACGGAATTTCTCAGGCGTCGGCAGGCTTTTGTTTTTTGCCATTGGCTTTAGCCTCTGTGAGTTGCGCTTCAAGCTCGGCGATTCGGGTATTCTTTTCCACCACCTGTGCTTCAAGCTCGGCTATACGCGGATCGTCTACCTGTGCAGGCGCTTCACCATCGGGTGAGCAATGCGCTTTCACAAACCAATGCTCTGCAACAGCATCATCAACATCATGAAAACCTGCAGCGAATGGCGTGATTTTGTCGCCGTCGTTGAAATTAAACGCGGTCAGTACATAGATTTTCTTCATCGGGATTCCTTAGAAAAAGCCCCTGTTAAGGGGCTGTGCCTGGATTAAATGCCATCCATGTAGTTCAGGGTTTCCGGGTAAACCGGCTCAACCGCGCCCAGCTTGCCGTAGTAAGTCACCAACTGATACAGACCGCGATACTGGATCGGGACGCTCTGCAGCGGCACCATCGGGAAGCGCACAAACTTCTTATCGTTGGTGTAGGCCACCATGCGATCCGTACCGCCTACACCACGCCCCTTCATCCATTTAACCGGGCGAATGTTCAGCGGTTTGCCGTTCTGGTGATAGGCGATGGTGTTTGTCTCCAGATAAGTCAGCAGCGACTGGTTACCCGCAGAAGAAACAATGGTGCTAGCCAGGAACGAATACTGTTCTGGCGGGATAAGCAAATCTTCCGGCACCTTAGAGTAAGCAGAGCGGGTCCATGCGTTGCTCAGCACCTGGTTAATGCTGGCGCGGATTTCGTCGGGAGTTGAAGTGGCCCACGTTTTGGTTGCGTTGGTCGGGGTCACCTGAGACAGGTTAAGCAGACCTTTCGCACCTTTTGCGGCGTCACCGATATAAACCTGCTCATCGGTATCCATGTTCCACTTCAGCTGCATACCGTCGTATTTCTGGGTATCAATCGGGCGATCGACCTGTGCCGCAGCATTCAGTTCGATGACCGTCCAGCCCAACTCCATACCCCATAATTCCAGGGGGAAGCCCTTTTTCTCGATATCAACATTGATACCTGCAATAGCTGTAGCCAGCGGACTGATCCAGTTTTTACCGTTGGCATTCGGTGTTCCCGCAGCGGCAAAGGTGGTGTTGGTAAAAGAACTCATTTCGTCAGCGATAGACACGTCTTCGCGAAGTTGAATATCGCGGCTCCACGTCTGTGAGGTCAGCGGAAGATTCAGCGTCTGATCCAGGCGCTCCAGCTCTCCGATGAGAAAGGCACCAGAACTGTCTACTGTTGCCTGGTCAAATGTCATTGGCATTTGCGATTTCCTTAAATGTTGAAGGCCAGTTCAATGTTGCCGTTAGCATCGCCAGGGCCATTGAAGTAAGCATTGGTAAGCTGGACAGTGTTATCGCCATCAGCAGCTGCCAGGAAGGCGCCCAGTGGGCTGGATGCGGTCGGAGTGGCCACACGCATATAAACCTCCCCACCAAGCGTAACGGCGCTTGCATCAGAGCCAAGATTTACCGTGACATAACCACGCTTCATGCAATCACCAGCAAAGTTGTAACCAGTACCGATCTGGCGAACTTTATCTGGCTGTGTTGTGGTCGGATAAGGACGGACGTAAATACCAACCACTACGGCTGCAGTATCCGATGCCTCGATCGGCACGAATTTACCTGCGGAGAACTTCCCGGCAAGGCCATAGGCACTGAATGCTTTAGTGCTATCCAGCGTTTGAGGTTCAACCGTCAGATCCTGCGGACGTGAGATTGCCCCGGGGATGCCCGCAGGCATCCGGTAGAGAAAAGTGTTATCCATTTAATGCCCCGTTAGCGTTTAGCCCAGATTTCTTTCGCGGCGGCGTTGATCTCCGCGATGGTTTTGGTGGTATTGGTGTTCATTGAGCGGAAGCCGTCACCAGTTTTAGCGGCTGTATTGCGGTTTTTCGCCAATTCAGAAACAGCGTTAAATGCCATATCTACAGTGGCTTTTTTCAGTTTGGTGATATCAGCATCACCGACGATAGAGCGCACCATCGCCTGATCGGCAGTTGACAGCACTGAGCGCTTGAAGGCGGTAGGTTTTGCCTTCGATGGTAACTGGATACCCGGTTGAATCAGATCAGCACGATAAGCGGCGTCACCAGTAATAGCGCCTTCCTCTTCTTTTTTCTCCTCCTCGTCCTCCTCATCGCCAGTAGCGGAGGCTGCAGGAGTTAGCTTGGCTACCGCTGCGATCAGCGCTTTACCCCATTCCGGGATGTCTTCCTCGGCGTCACCTGTTCCCGGCAGTGTTGGCGCTGGCATTGGGTTTTGAGGTGATAAGTTAATAACCACGCCACCTGGAGTAACAGACGTTGAAACATCATCATCCCCAGTCACGCTATCCGGTGGGTTATCAATCAAGCTCGCCATTTCGGCGGCATCGTTGGTTTTGCGGGCCTTAAGAAGCCGGGTAAACCAGTGTTTAGTAGTGCTAGGCATAGCATCCCCTATTTTGCAACGGAAACCAGCCCGCCCATTAGGGACGAGGGCCAGATGGTTACCGGTTATCGCAGATTGATTTGCGAGGCCGGGTGAAATTTGTTCGTAATCTGCGTCATAACCGCAGCTCACCTCATCATCGCCATCATCAATCGCCTGAAGTGCTTCAGGACTTTTAACAATGACATCAGCAAGTAGCAGGTCTGATTTATCCCCCTCACCGCGTCTGACGTTCTGGATGTGCCCGTGTGCCAGTTGCCGCCAGTTTTCAGGAGAAACAAAAATAATGTCGCCATTAAAATCGCGTGGATGGCCTATCGTTACCGCCATCCCTTCAAACGAGGCCATCGCGCGTTCGCTGAAAACTTCTTCAGGCGTTCGGCGGACAATGATTTTTCCCCACACGTCCGGGGTTAGTTCTGGCCTTTCGGTTTTGTCGTACTCCTGCTCGCCAGTGCGTCCAATAGGCACATCCTTGAACAGCACAGAACCATCAGCGAGCTGGAAACGGGTGTTCCCCAGTCGGGTTTTAAAGAAATATTTCATGGGTTACCTGCTGAATGGCGGGCATAGAAAAGGCCGCTCAGCAGCGGCCCGTTCGAATGGGATAATTGTTCAAAATTGGCGTCTATTTAACATAATGGTTCTTACCCGCACCGCCAAAAATGGACTGGGTTAAAATGTCCTGTTAGAGCCTCATAACCAGCAGTTTTCCAGCCGGAAATTCAGCTTTTTTTAATACAACATTTTCGTAACATTTAACGGCTATTGAGGTTCAGCCAAAAGGCGATATGAAAGCCGTATTTTTTACTTTCTCGGCTCAGGGATCTGCACTTCTGACCAGCATTTGCAATTCGGAAGGCATCCGGCGTGTCCGGTCATGCCATCGAGCGTCGGAGGGTTATCCCAGCGAACAAACTTATCTTTCATTTTTCGGTGTGATGGTCGAGTGCCTGCGCCTTCAATCCTCCACCAGTACCCCTCAGAACCAACAGCCAGAGCACGCGCTTGCGTCAATGCTCCGGTAGCTCTGCCAATTTCAGTACGAGCAATCATCTTTGCCCTGCTGGCTGCAACGCCTCCAGTCTGCATGATCATCTCGTAGAGTTGCTCTGGTCGTTCGCCTCTCACTACCGCCTCAATTGCCCGTGACTGGATGTCTCTCACCCGGTCAGCGGACTCAAGGGGGAGCGATTTCATCAGCTGAACTTGCCGATATACGATATCCTGCGCTACCTGACCAACAGGCGTATTCCCTACCACATCACGCAGGCCCGCGCCGATTTCCTCAGATACCGATCGCCACTGTTGCCACTCTTCACGCTCAACCTGCAGGAACATTTTCCGGGCAACCATTTCCGCCCAGTTATCCAGTAACACTGAATAATCAACCAGCGTACTGGCTGTTCTATCAGCGCTTGCCTGTGAACCATCGTAAGAGCCCGCTACGATTTCCCCTATCTGGTTTGCTATCGCCAGTAGGCTCTTTCGGTATTGGGTCTCCGAACGTCGGCGGAGGGCTGGTTTCAGATTCATCCTCCTCCCACTGGGACTTCGCATTTTCTATGTCCTCATCTGAAATTGACGCGCCAACGCCAGTCACATCCGACATTTCTCGAAGGTCGGTCAAGGCAGCGGCGGGAGACATACCCAGGTCACGCACAGCAGTAGCCAGCGCGGAGGTTGTGTTCGTCGCCACCGTGGAGCGATCAAGGTCGCTCATCTGCCACAGGGGATTAAACTCAAACGTGAAATCTTCCGGCAACGGTTCGCCAAACTCTGAGCGATGCAGTACATCGAATAACAGGCGGATGTGAGGCCGTAAATCTCGCTCCTGCAGAGTTCCCACGTCATCGTAGTAATTCGCCAGGTCAGCATCACCGGTTGAAAAACCCTTCGGCGACTGGCGGAACAAGCGGACCAACGGGATCCCCACAGCCCCCGCGATATCCTCTTTAAATTCACTAAGCAGATCTGACAGACCAGCAAAAGAATAGGAGTGGGTTTCAAAGGTGTCATCGGCATCAAAAAGCGACATCCCCTCATTTGTCTGATACTGGCGAACCAATTCCATTTGCTTAACCAGCGCTTCGAATGGTTTACCGCCCATGGCGATAATCTCACGCAGCTTCTTAATTTTTGCCGTACGTAGATGCGCCTTATAGGCCAACTGAGCAGCGCCAACGCTGGTACTGTCGTAGGAGGTCAGGCGGTCAAAAATACGTTCAACAACAGACATGCCCCACTCGTTCTCGGTGATTTTCTGCTGGTAAGGCAGTTTCACACCATCCATGCGAATCAGGCGACTATGGTGAACAGTCCACGCAGGAAGCCCCTGTGCCGTCGTCACGATGTCGTAGAACTCAGGTTTACCGAGGTTAGGCCCAAGCGCTTTTATGCGCCTGGTAAGCTGCGGGTTAATCATCCAGCGGTCAAGAACAGCTAGGCCTTTGAAACTGCCTTTCCCTACCTTGTCCAGCATCAGTGGCGTCAGTGGTGCTTGCCCTTCAATCAGAATCAGCGCTACAGCCCCGCCATATAGTCGTGACCACTTCAGCGTTTCGTTGATGCAATCCCACAACTGAAGTTCATCAAAACGTGATTCCAGAATGCCACGACGTTTCGGGTCAATCTCACTGGTGATGCGAACGCCCTTTTTGGTCATATCGTCCGCTTTTGAATCAACAGCGGCACCAATGATCCAGGAGGAACGGTACGCGTACTCAATCAGCAGGCGGTTACGGCTGGTATAGTTCGCCCGGTATGTAGATGCTGCATGCTGGTTCGGCTGCTGCATGCCAACACGTGCAATAAAGTTATCGTACGAATCCGCCGTGGCGACTCGTCCCGTTTTCTTCGCCATGGTTATGCTCCGAGTTTCGCCCAGATATCCATCGCCGTATTCATAGGCGCATAGTTGATCATCACTGAGTCGGCGAGGTTAGGTGATTTCGTTCCATCCGGCTGTTTATCTACAAGGATTTTGCCGACGGCATTCTTTGACCAGGTAGGCTGTGAAAGCTCCATGAGGAGACGGTCCTTGTTTTCTATCTTGCTACTGATAGAAATGATCTCATCAGGGTCATATTCCATGCCCTGCAGTGCGCGGTAGGTATTGCGGAATAATTTACGAAGATGCCACCAGCTCTGCGCCTTTGCGTTAGCAAAGAAGTCCTTATTCAGGCGGGCAGGTTTCCCGTTGTCGCCGGGAACGGCTTCATCTTCCGGATCGAAAACACTACCGCTACCACGGAAAGGCGTTGCGGTGATTTGTGGCAGGCGTTCACCAGAACGAAGTTCGTTAATAACACGAGCATCACCGCGGGCACCTGCCCCCAGACCATCCTCATCAAACCGGAATTCATCAAGCCCAAAATCATCACAATAGCCAAAGACCTTCACCACTGAAGCGTAAATGTCGCTACCTTCGCCTGACCATTCTTTGACGTCCTGCAGGAGGAATCCGTAACGAGCTGAGAACCCGTTTTTATCCTTGCCCTCGTCCGCAATATCCATCGCGCCGAGGCGTTGACCACTGGGCTCAATACCCAGCTTGATATGAGCGTCTACAGCGGCCTGAACCCATTCAGAAGGAATCAGGATGCCTTCGGCTGATGCCTGATAGTTGAGGTCCAGCTCCTGAGCAACGATGACCGGGTTATCAATTTTCTCGCATTCTTTCCGGTACCATTCGTCATCCTTACGCGGATCGCTGCGCCAGTGGAATGTGAATACCGGGATTTTGCCGCTATGCCGTTTCTGAGCAAACGGGTTATTCATACCGTTCACCGATGAAAGATCGATACGGCAGCGCGTCGTTTGAGATAATGCGGCATCTATCAGCAGTGGGCGCTGCAGGAACGCCGCTTCATCCACGAAATAGAGAGTGGTTCGGTCACCACGTCCAATGTTATCGCCAGCCTCGCCTTTGATAACGGCTCCTGTCGTCGGGAACTCCACGCGCATATAGGGCGCATGCTTTTTCTCACTCCAGTCACCACGGAATTCAACGGGCAACAGATCAACAAACTTTCGAGCCTTCCAGAACAGCGCTTTAGGGTCACCAGTGCTGTCTACGTATTCCTCTTTACGGGAACCGAAACCAATAACCATTTCTTTGTTAAAGAGACATAGCGAACAGGCCAGCCCGATTGACGTCCAGCTCAGCCCCATTTCGCGGCTCTTTTCTGTCAGCCCATGTTCAAGCTTGCTGCGCCTGTCCATTATCCAGTTAATCCACTCCTCTTGGCGTGGGAACAACAGAAACGGGATAGTGGCAGGCAGACCGTAGTCGAGGTTTCGTGGGTCGGTCGTCATCCCCCAGTCGATAATGAACTGGGCCGGATCGTCACGATAAAACTGTTTGAGTGCAGGGAGCGCTGCAGGGTTTTGTCTGATGCGCTGCAGGCGCTCCATCCTCCACTCAAAAACCATGTTGTAGTCAGGATTTTTGAAATCAAAGGGGAAAGGCAGCGGCATAGATAATTTCCTAAAAAACGCTCCGATTTAACATAATGACTGTTACCCGCACCCACCGGATCCCTCCCATGATGAAATGTCCGTCAAAGGCTTATTTCACCCGGATAAGTGGCAAAAAGTGCGTGAATAAAACGTGCATAAACAGGGTCAAAAAGTGCATAGGGAAATTTTCAATTAAAACGCCCATTTCCATGACTTTTAGCCCATGAGCTTTTTGTAAGCTTCAGCAGCTTCCTGCGGTGAAAGGTTTGTTACTTCAGTCTTGATAGGCCCGCCATCTTTGCCAGTGCTTTCAACCTTCAGGCGGTTTGTGTAAGCATCTCCTACCTCTTTTGCTGCTTGCTCCAGAAGTTGCGCAGTCATACCAAGGTTTTTCATATTCTCTGCATTCGTCGCCATGCGATTAAGCACGCGAAGACGATATGCCTTGTTGGCGATCGGAATATCAGATATTTCAGTCTGAAATCGCTTACGAGTATCAAAAAATAAGTCCACCCACTTCTTAGCCAATTTCCTCCCGCTAACCTTTGTTGGGTCGTGCGTTTCAACTTGTTGCGGGGATACCTTAATTCCAAATTCTTTTTGGACGGACTCGACTACTACAGAGAGACTATCAAAGCATGCAAGCTGCTGAATGATGAAGGCTTTCACCTCTGGTTTTAGTGCAGCCATTTTTCACCATCCTTCAAACCTATTCCAAAATTTATGCCAGCCTCAGCATGCATGTCCCACATGCCCTGGCAACATCGATATGAGCAACCTCCGCTGGCCTGTTTGCCGCATCAACCAACTCTTGCACTTCCTTACTGGCACCGTATCGACGTACGACGCCAACGAACTCTTCGACATCATGTCCCCGCAGAGTAAGAACAGGCTGTCCGGTCTCTTTGTTGAACTTAGGAGCGCCGAAATCATCGGTAGCCTGGGCGATGTGGTAAAGCTCATGCTCAACCAGCGCGCAGAATTCAAGATCATTGCACTGTGAGCAGTAATCAGCTGCCAGCGTGATGATGAACTTCGGTACGCGCCCGAACCATTCATGCATCTGCTGTTCCATTCTGGCTTTCTGCCAGCCGCCAGCGCGTAGCATTACCTGCTCACATTGACCGAGGACATAACGGCCTTTCTTCTCGAATGCGCCAGAGGCCCACATAAATGCGACGTCAGCATCGAGTAAGTGGATGTGGTCAGGGTTATGGATCCGCCCTTCTTCAGATAGGATTTGCTGGTTAACCCACTCACCGATTTCAGAGGCCGGGATTATCCGGTTATACGGCAGCCAGTTTTCGCCAGTAAGGTTGACGGGAGGGAATGGGCGGCGATCTTCAAATTCAGCCATACAGAACATTCCTCTTTAAAAAGCATTATCGAGACCACTCTGATAAATGGTCTCTGTAATGCCGTCAGACATCTCAAGCTTCAGTTTTGGGCTCGTATGGCTCGCAGACAATGTGAGAAACTTCTTCTATACGAACCAATACCTTTCCTTTTAGATCTGGCGTTGCTTTCGAATGAAAAAAACCACCACTCGGCTTGATCTCTTCTTCAGCCTGAAAGCCCAGGACATGACCGCCCGTTTTTCTGAAATAAGCCACGCGGAATACTGGATCTGCTACTTCCACACATGCCATAAACGCCCCTATCTTTTTGTTAATTTCATCAATGGCTTTCTGAGCATCTGTGGCATCTATTTCCAATTTAACCGTAAAAGTTTGGATATTTTCGGTAGGCTTACCCACTTTGCCATCCATCCCAAATAACGGGCCTCCTTGAATAGAACAGCCATGACCGCTTCGACCTTCTAATGATGATTGCATTACACAACCTCCGACGTTTGCAATTTTTCAACCTTATCGCGAGCCAGCGACACGCAGAAGCGAACGAACAGCGATGACAGCGCGTAGCACACTGCGGTGAATACCCAACCGCTATAAGCCAGCAGGACGATGGTTAGCACCATGCAAATCCATCCCCACCAGCGAGCAACGAAATTTTTTCGTCGGGTGATTTTCTTAACTGTCTCCAGTGCTTCAGCGCGGGAATTATTGGGTACATGTTCAACGCCATAAGCGAGAGCGAGGGTCAGTGGACCGATAACAACACCCAGCGCAATAACAACCCAGAACGCCGCAGCCGCAACGCTGAGGATATTGTTTTGACCAGTAAATGTTGCAAATACCAGCGCCACCAGCAGGCCGTAATAAATCACCTGACTGAATGTGTCAGTTAAAAATTTCTTCATAGCATTTCCTTTTAGGCGTGAGCCTGTCGCACGGTAAAGCCGCCGAGAGATAACGGTTTACCCAGGCTCACTACTGAAAGACTCTCTTACGTGCGCGTGCGATGCGCATTAAAAAGCCCCGCTAAGCGAGGCCGTTATTTCAAACACTGTGTTCGAATATATTCCTGCAAGTAGTTCACTTGCCCGGTGATGGTGGTGATTCTCTCTCTGAGGGTGAAATAATCCCGTTGAGCGGAGTCTGTAAGTCTGGGGCCGGAAGCATCGCCCACGCTGCCGGAGCCGGTCTCTCCGTTTTTTGGACAGGTGGCGTTGAGACGCAACCCACACTTGCCAGAGCTAACGCAACGCTGCAGATCTTCAAGCTGGCTTTTCGCATCTGCTAACTCCTTCGTGTATTTAGCATCCAATGCGGCAACATCGCGCTGCCGGGTCCGCATATCGGTGATGGTGGCGTTTGCCAGTTCCAGCGCCTTAACCTTTTCATCACGCTGCCGTTTGAATTCGGTTGCGTTGGTGTAGTAGTGGTTCGCCAAACATCCAAGGCAGACGATCAGGCAGATAATCACTGCGCTTATAATGGCTGTGATACGACTCATTTTTGGCCCCACAAACACACTTCACGCTCAATCTCCCGCCGAGTTACCAATCCCTTCCAGATCTTTTTCCCCGCGTAAATCCAGACGCGTAGCTGCTCACAGGCACCTTTCGAATCGCCCTGGTTGATTTTGTGCAGCAGCGTTGAAGTCTGGAAGCTGCCAGCACCAACGTTATAAGCGAACGAGTAAAGCGCCCCACGCATCGTTTCAGGGATTGGCTTTTTGATGTACGGGTTAATCTGACGGGCGACGGTGTTGAGGTCTTTATCCAGAAGAGCATCACACTCTGATTTCGTGTAAGTCTTACCCAGCATGATGTCTTTGCCAGTGTGTCCATAGCAGACAGTCCAGACGCCGACCACATCCTGATAAGGCTGATATCGCACACCCTCAAGGCCATCGTTACCCGTAGGGCCAGTGATTAGCGCAGAGGCTATGGCAATTGCGCCACCACCGACCGCAGACAATACATATTTTCGCAAGGATTGGTTCATCACTCTCCCGCCTTTTGTAATGCCTCAACAACTACGCTAGCCGCCGCTGGGCGTTCATGGTGAGGTTTGTCACTGACGCCTTTCAGGTAGTCATTGACCATCTGAGTACGCTTTTCATCTTCCCGGCGCTTTCGTCGTGCATCTACTCGCCCGTTAATGTATGACGCAAGGGATATAAGTAAGCCGACAGCACCAAAGAACATGTAAACAACGTCCTGGGTGGTAAAGCCCAGCGCTGCGGCAAAGGTCCCTACCCACGCAAAGAATTGCGTGAAGATGTTCCCGGAATCGTTCATTTTCATAGTCTCTCACCTCGCGTAGCTTGCGGGTGCTGTGTGTGCTTGAAAGGGTCAGGCCCATCGGGCTGATTTAACAACGAGCCGTATCGATGATGATTCCCGTGAGCCTGAAATGAAAAAGGCCGCCAATCGGCGACCTTCAGAAAGTGATTTTCAGATACAAAAAACCCCGCTTGCGCAGGGTTTCAGGTTTCATTTTTAGTTGCTTATCGGCGCTGCCATCGTGGCGCAGCTCTGCCAAGCATGAGCGAATTATCTGAGATTCTGAGTAGTTATCAACGACCGGGGGAATAAATAGCACGAATTGCCAAAAACAGTTCCCGATAGACTTACTCAGATTTCAGGCTCTGGCGTACTGAAATGAACGTTTTCGCCTGGAATATCTGCAGGCACCATTTAACACGCTCCCTCGCCATTGGCGGAGTTAGCCAGGGCGCGGCATGCTGCAGTTCACGCGCCAAATCAGATATTTTTTTACGGGTGGTGTAATAATTCATCCCTATGACGTAAACCGGATCCTCTAATTCAAAGGTTCGGAGTACAGCTTGCTCTATGCAGTCGGCATCATCATGTCGTTCGGCTTCCTCTATCATGTCGCTTAGCGTGGTAGGCCATAGTATTGCTCGCGCCCTTCCCATTGCCTGAGGGCCGCTAAAGCCCTCTTCTCTCGCCTGTTTCAGCGCCTCGGTTATGCGCGTTAGCTGACTTTCATCCCATCCATCTTCCTTCAGTTTCCCCCAGAATTGATTGCAGTTCTGAAGGCGATACTCTGCGCGGGTTTTACCGCCGACACACTCTCCCCAGACAGTTAAAAGTGATTTAATCCATCCGGCCTGAACGGAAGTTAGTAACAGGGATCGGCCCAGCCAACGCTTATGCGGTGCTGATGCCGCTTTTTGAATGGCAGAAATATGATTACGTTGTTGGCGCGGAGTCATCCCTTCACCTCATTGTTTAAAATACGTCCCGGAATAATTTCGAATGAGTTATTGCACTGATTACCCCAACGATCCCAGCCAGGCCAGGAATCGCGAGCAAACAACTCGACGCGCCGAACATCCCCGTAAAGCAACTCCAACCGGTGACGAACTTCCCACGGTTTTTCGCTGTGCTCTCCGAGGCAGGTGTATACAACTTGTTTAATGGACGCATTGACGCGCTCAAGACCAATACCGCGCGTAGCAATCAACAGATCCTCTGTATTGGCGCGGGTGTAATTTCCCCCGTTCATTCGGGTTTCGTTGTTGAGCATGGCAAGGAGATCGCTGAAGTCCACCAGCTCACCTGATTCAAGCGCCGTATTAAATCGGCGTTCAGCGTACTGATTCAGCTTCACCCAGGTAAAACCTTTCATGGTGCGTACACGGAACCCCCAGGCTTGAGCAAGCTCTATCGCCTCCTCTGTGTGCGTTCCCGTGTACCACATTGCAAGCACGGCATCTTTTGCGGCTACTTCCCAGACAGGAATACGCTTTATGTCTTCTAACTTCATTGTTGAGTAGTGGTCGCTGGCTGCACCGTTGCTCGCCTTATTTTTGTAGTCCCACGGCGGATCGACATAAATAAGTTGATAACTCATGCCCCCTCCCCAAGCTCACTAAGAACCTGTTTAAGCAGATCACCTTCTGTCCCGAAATTTTGTTCCCATGATTTACGCCCGGCATGAACAGCAACGCCATAGCCGCCAGTGCGGTGATGTGCATGGCATAAAGGGATAACGTGAAAATTATCTGCACGAACAGATAACCCAGTGCCGGAACTGCAATGATGAATTTCAGCAGGCGATTCGCCATAACCTAAATTACGGCAAACAACACAGCCCAATGCAGCCACACGGCTAAGGTGTAGCTTTTCTGATTTGGTTTTGGATTTGCTCATGCCATACCACCAGCACAAGCAGAGACACCGCGCTTTGACGTGCGGTGTGAATTGGCATTACTACTTTTTTGCGTCATCACTTTTCTCCAGTGATGGCGCGATAGGTTCGGTGTTCAGCCGAGGTGATTATTATAAATCAGCTTCTATCTTTCAGAAAGTAGCTTTTGCATTCCTCGTGAGAGGCTTCGGTGTTCTTTATTTCTCCTGACTCCATTGGAGTGAGAACATAAACGCCACCAGGAAGACTATCCAGCACGTAACTACCAGGTATGCGGATCGCCTCTAATAATTCTTCTTCGTTCATGAGATGCCACCCTATGAATATATTTTTTCATCAGTGGTAACTCTTCCCGAACTGCAATTAATACTTGTCACATTACCCCCAGAGCGACATTCAGACGCACAAATCCGGCAGTGGCATCAGAGGGAATGCACGCTACCAATAACCAATTCTCAGTAAAACCAATCGTCAGCGCTTTCCCACGTCTCTTGCAGGATTTGCTCTACACGTTTTTTATCGCCGTCAGCACCGCCCAGAACGCTCAGCCCATCGTTACTTGTACGTCTGATTGTGAGCTTACAGTCATCATACGACTGGGATAATCGACGCAGCAGCTCTTTCTCAAGGGCTGGCACCGCACCATCAGGGAGTTTTTTGTCCTTAGCAATTGTGAGTTCAATTTTCATAATAAGTATCTCATGCAAATACTGTATAAATAAACAGTATACCTGAAGAGTTAAATGGTCAAGCCCTTAAAGGCACTTTTTGCTAACGCCATGTGCATGTTTAATTTGATGTTTTGGACACATAAAACAAAACCCGCCGTAGCGGGTCTGGGGTTAGATAACGGGGTTGGGGTCTTCATCAACGTAAGTTGCACGGTTAATCAGGAACGTCAGAACGCCTTTCACCTCCACATCGTCCAGGGCGTCACCCTCGATCGCTTCGCCATCGGAAGTAATTAGCGCGCGACCGCGAACGATGCCAAACTGAATTATCCCGCAGAAAGAAACGAGCACGTGATCGCCCTGCTTTGGTCTCCGGGAAACATCGATAACGGCATAACCCGAACTCGTCTCCAGTACGCGGCAGTTAGCATCAATCTGGCAAAGTCTGTTTATTGTAAGTGTTTGCTCTGCATAGTCTTTTGCGGGTGACGGGAATCCCATAATAAAACCTCACACGAAAATACTGTATATTTAAACAGTATATCTATGTGAGGTTTTAGTCAACATGCCGGGGCCATAAGGTCACTTCAATTGCTTTGGATCAACTTTGTTGTGTATCTCCCAAAGACTAATACCACAGCTCGCGCAGAAGTTAGCGAGATAGTCCAGGCCGGACCATTCCCGGACGCCTCCACGAGCGGCCTCTACGAAAACAGCAATATCCTTTCCCATCCATAAGCCAAATAACCGCCAGCCGCCGCCATCAGGGCTTTTAACAGCCGCGATGCGGGTCAGAACGCCTGTCTGATAAAGCTCCGTAAAGGCGGGTTTCTTTCTGGTTATCATGCGCATAAATACAAACCTAAGATTTGTTGATAACAAATAGCGTGTTTGCGTTTTATGGTTTCACCTCCTGCGGGGCGGCTGCGAGCATGGCCTGCCACACATACTGAAATGCTTCACCCTTCATCTCCTGCTTTGCTCCAGCCTTGAGCATGTCGAGCGTCGCGTCCTTCGGCACCATCACGTAACCATCCGGAATTACAGGAGAGTTGCCCAACTTGTTAGCCGTCGTTACAGTTTCATCCTGGAGCATGGCGGCGCGGCAGGCGTTCCAGCCGTCCTGATATCCGTCGTGATAATCGTCAGCAACGCCACCGCATGGCATTTCCTCCGGCGCTACCGGCGCTGGCTGCTGCGAGATGTAGAGCCAGTAATTCCCAGCTGGCAAGTTCTGGCCTTTAACAGTCCAGGCGACGAGATGATCAGGGCAGGTTTCGCAACCAACATTGAAAACTCCCACGGCGTCACCGGGCCTGAAAATACCGTCATCTGCAACCGGCTCGCTGTCCATCGCGGCCAGCGCCATGCGGGCCACTCGCTTGAGAATCTCTATATCAGCGAGCTCAAGCGTATAGCCAACCTTTAAATCAAATACGGCCTGAACGCTTTCTTCTCTGGTTATGGTTGATTTGGTCATAGTCCTCGCTCCTCTCTCGTCTGCGCACCGATAGCTGCACTTGTTCCGTCTGGCGTCAATTTCACGCTGTAATACAGGCCGTCGAATTTACGGCATGAGCAGTTACACCAATCAACAAGCCCTTCACGAAATAGCATAGGGAGAGACGAGCAGTTAACACGATGAGAACCTTTATCCTGCTCGCCTTTTTCCATATCACCACGCATGAAGTAGCGCGTGCCGTTATACATGCGACGAAGCGTATATACCTGCGCATCGGTTAGTCTGATTCTTCGTGACATCACTCAGCCTCCCACTTGATGCCCTGCGCGGTTAGCGCTTCATTGACCTCGTCGGCGTAGTAGTAAGTTAATCCGCTCGATGATTTCGCTAACTTGAATGGCTCTGGCAGCTTCACGGTGACGGTGCGGGACTCCAGCTCGCGAACGTAGTTAAGCCAGTAGCCACCGGCGTCGTTCCAGCCGTTACAGTACTGCGTTGCGCTGGCGCCTGGATTTCCAGAAAAGTCGTAAGGGAGGTGCTGAGGCACTGGTCGGCCCCATGCATCAAGAGAGTTTGGAATAAAGGCCCCATCTGACGTATCGACATGGCATGAATTTGACTTGATTTTGGCCAGCTTGCTCTGCGCCTTCTCCAGCGCCTCTACCAGCGCGTCGAGGTCTTCGAGCTTTACAAACGTAATATCGTCGCCGAACTCTTTTGCATGGGCTGATCGGCGCTTGAGGCTGGCTAACAGTCTGTTGATATCAGTCATTCCAGGCCTCCAGTTCGTTCTCGATTTCTTCGTCGATTTCGGCGTTGGTAGCGCTCTTATTGAGGTCGCGGCGGGCTGCGGTCAGATATGCCTCGCGGCGGTCGGCGTACCAGGCTGAGAATTCAGGGGACCAGCCATACGAATATCCGCAAAAAGCCACCCTGGCATTATCTTCAGCTAACCGCTCAACCATGCAGTAAGCAGTAGTAAGCGCGGCCTCCCTGATATACCCACGCAGGTCGCGTTTACGCCAGTACGGGCTATATTTCGAATCGCAGCGGCCTTTAAATTCAACTTCCCAGCGGCGGATACAACGTGCGTTAAGCGACTTGCTCATTTTTCGGCCCCCTCACTAATCACCTCAGCACAATGCAGTACTGCGTCTGTAGCTTCACGAACTGTCACCACATCATCATCAGACAGGCCAGCAAGTTCCTTGTGCTTAACAAAGGCAACGCACATCTGATTTGCGGCATCAGCCTTAATCACGGCTACGATGCGATCGGTGGCGGGGGTTTCGATATCAGGCTTGGAGTAAACAGGCCACGAATCACTGCCGTCATCGTTTTTCTCGCCTGGCTTCTCATGCACTGCAAGATACTCACCGCCGCGATCTGGCTCTTGATATGTCGGCGGAATAGAATGGCAGGACAACCATGCATCTGGTTTGTTGAATGCAGCCTTCAGCGCCACATTCTCCGCCGCCAGCTGCTTCACCCAGTCCTGCAGGTCTACGCCAGCCGGGCATTCCGATGCTTCACGACTCTTCTCGATAGTTGCTACCAGCGCGTCGAGGTCTTCTAACTTTACAAACGTAACATCGTCGCCAAATTCTTTTACGTGGGCTGAACGGCGCTTGAGACTGGCAATCAGTCGGTTGATATCTGTCATGCTACATCCTCCCCAAGTACCCAGCGGAGAGCGCTGGCATACTCGCCCTCGGCAGATTCCAGGGCTTTGGTAATTTCTTTACGGGTTTTCAGACGTGGCTTAGCGTCGCCCAGAACCTGACGCTGCCGACGGGCTTTTTCATGACCAGAGGTACCCGCGGTTGCCGTTTCAATCTCTTTCACCTTCTCGCGCTGGGCTTCTGGTTCCAGTG